TCATAAGGATCAGAACAAGTACGAACTTCTTGTCTGAGTTCTTGCAATCTAGTTTTTTTGGACTGCTGCATAGCATCCTCAAATACCTTTGCATCTTTATTTTAACAAATTATTATATTTTTTTGTTTATTTTATTATTAAGTGCTAGTAATGCTTTGTTTAACCTAATTACAAAAAACAGAACTATAGATATAAAAAAGTCTTTTACCATTCTTCTAAGCACCCACCAATGCACCACCTGTGCTTTTTCTTGTTCTGCAATTGTTACATGAGCTTCTGCTAGTTCTTTTAATGTTGCAGCAAACATAGCATCTCTTTTTGCATTGTTTCTTACAAGGCTTTTGCAGTATCTTTTTAAATAATCAACATCAGGATTCTTTTCGATCTCTCTACAACGCATCTCTACAGAAAGTTGTAGTTCAACTGGTGGTTCTTCAGCAAAAATAATAAATTTATCTTTCATTAGAAAGTCCTACCAGGAAACAGTTGCTTTTCTAAAAAGTCAACAGCCTGATCATCCAGTTCATTCGAGGTTTGTTTACAGATTGTACGCAGAAGATCCACTATAAGTTGTTTAATTGCAGAAGAAGAAAAGAACTTAAGAAGGATTGGCTTTAAGATTTTTAACATAGTAATAGTTATGTCATACTTTCCAAACATAACAAAGAATGTTAAATTTGGCATAACTACCTTATTACAAAGCAGTGGTCACCTTTGTTGAGATCCCCTAAGGTAGTTTTTATCTTCTTGGTTTAAGTTCTACAACTGCAAGTTCTACTTCTTTAAGACGATGAAATACCTCACGCATATCTTCATGCATATTATCTATTTTATCTGTTAATAATTCTATGGCTGTTGTATTTCGCACGAGGTCATCTCGTGATTGTCTACCTCTATAAGAAATAGAACCAACAGAAACAAAACAGGCTGTTAATAATGCTCCACCCAGTGCTGCTACTACTTCAATCACTTTTCAATATCCGAATATATTGTTATTATGACAGAAAAAGTGTATGACAGAACAAAAGAAAAAAAATCCTCTACAAAAACTTAAAGAAGGTTTAGATGATAAAGAAGAACAATTAGCAGTAATAAGTTTATTTGTTCGTCTGGGTGTTGTTGTCTGGAGTGGTTTTATAGTGTCGCTAAACTATATTGAACTTCCTGGTTATAGTAATGAACCAAAAGATATTACGTTCCCTGCGAGCTTACTGACTGCTGCGATTAGTACATTTGGAATTGAGGCAAGTAGAAAAAATGGTAGTAAAAAAGACGATAAAGTTGCCGAAAATCAAGGTATGGTACAGACTATTAGGGTAATAACACCTATCAAAATAGAAGGTGCTGAAGTAATCGACCCTAAACTAAACAAATGAAAAAGCTACTTTCTTTACTATTGCTTGCAGCAACACCTGTTTACGCTGATATAACTCAAAAATTTACAACGTCTGCTCAGATAACTGTTGATATGCCGTATTCTGTTACTAATAAATTAGGCACGACATATTCAATATCAGGTAATAACATAACTCCATCTGTAACTTCTGGTGGTTCTACGACAGCACAACAAATAGGTGGTTTAAATCTAGGCAGTTTAACCGCAGGTGTTCCAGCTTTAATACAAACTGACAAGTCAGTTACAACCGCAGGGTCAGCGTTTTCACTAACGGAAGCTATAAATATGGGTGATGCTACTCCTTCTGCTGTAACTCCTTCATCAGGCATAGCAGCATTACCTCACCTATCAGGACAAACAACAGTAGGTAGTGGAGGTACTCTTGGATCAGGTGCAATGACTTCTTTATCATCAGGAGTCCATACTTGTAGTGGTGCTTTTGGATCTGGTTCTAGCTGTATAGGATCAACTACTGTTACTATTCAAATTGACTAAATTTTGGCTGCTATTATTAATATTATCCCCTGTCAAAATCCTTGCAAACCCAGTAATACCAACGTTTCGTACAGGAAGTTCAAGTACAAATTCACAATCTCAAAGTGTGGTAACAGAAAATATAGTAAGCCATCAATTTCGGACAGGATATTCTCTAAGTGTCTCAGGCACGAATATAGAGAGTGCAGATGTTAATGGTTACATCAATTCAATTCCTACAGCAGAAGCTAAACAAACAGTCAATGGGATTAACTTTTCATATACAAGTCCTACGTTGGAAGGAGTGGCTAGATGGAAAATAGTAAATTCAGGTCAACCTTTCAGTTTAGTCGAATCAATAATTTCTCCAGGACTCGACACAATAACAACAATAAATCGCACCATAAATACAACAACCACAACTACTGTAGAAACTACCTTTGGACAATAGCTCTAATCCTTTGCCCTGCAAGAGTTTTGGCTAATACAACAGTTGCAAGTCCTAGCTCAAATGCACAGGGAACAGTAAATAATAATGCAACTATGATTGCACCTCAATCAAATCCACAATTTAGAATGAGTCAAGGTATCGTTTGTAGTTCTCCTAGCTTAACAATTACTCCTTATGTAACCGATGCATGGTCATTTAATACTCCTAGAGAAACTGTGACAAGACAAAATATATACGATGAAGATACTGGTGCTATCAAATACGTTCAAGAAACTCCTAGATTTGAGAAAGAGAATTTTAATTTAAACTATGGAATATCAGCACAATTTAGTATTCCATTAGGCAAAGCACCTGCACTTTGCCATCAAGCAACAGAAGTAAATATAAAAAACCAAAAGTTATTATATGAGAAAGGAAAATTAGAGCTTGCTCTTTTTCGTCTTAAGGTATGCGGTGAGCAGGGAAAATTAGGTGTTACCTTTACAGGTAAGTATGCAAGTATTTGCGAAGGTATAAAAGTTACAGTTCCTCCAGGACAAGTTATTCCTCATTCTCATTCTTTGACTTCCGAGAAGTAAGTTTTTTTATAGCGTTCTTTACTAATGGTTTTACTAAATTTAAAAGTAACGGAGTAGTGGCAGCCACAGATGCAATAACAGCAGTAGAGACCAGAGTGCTAGGTGTAGGTATATATTGGTCGATAAACGGAATGTCTTCATAAATCGTGATGCACTCTATCCCATCATCACCTCTTTTATACTCTTTGACACGTTCTGTTCGTAATTCTGATGTAAATTCTCCAATTCTTCTGTCATTTTTACCAGGGCAGTCAGGAATTATGGGATCTTCTTTTTTATCTTTTGGTATCTCAGGTTTTGGAGTTTTACTTGCTGGCATCTCACCTTCATTGGCAAGATTTGGCATTTCTTCAGTAATTATTAATTGATCTGCTTGATAATTTAATGGGATAAAACTAGGATACGGACAATTATTTACTACACCATTAGGATCTTCTATTAATAAATTTCTATTGCCTGTATTCTTTGTATCTCTGTGATAATAAGTGCAACCTATAACCTGTACATTTGAATGATCATAGTTAGGTAAGTGCGTAGATGGAATATGAACATCAGGGATATGTATCTCTGGTATTTCCAATTATTTTTTTGGTAGTGTTGGTATAGATATTCCTGTTGTTTTTGGTAAACCTTCATCCAATACTTTAGGCATCATTCCACTCACTCCTCCAAGAACTTTATTCATCATCTTGTTCTGAAATTGTTCTGATGTTACATATTTGTACCCAAAGTATCCTCCACCAATAACAGAAGTTACCATTAGAAATGAGAGGATACTCAAAATTTGACAAACACGATTTAGCATATGTTTAAAGAAGTCCTTAATAAAATGGTAGCACCACTTACGTTGACTGTGCTGCTTCTTCTACTTGGGTTGATGCCTCTGTATCTGATGGCTGCACTGCTTCGGGTTCAGCTTCAAGAATCTGCTGTTCCAAAATCTTCATTGCACCAGTAATTTCAATCATGGCAACTTGTAAGTTTTGTCTTTCTTGTGCAAGTTGTTGTAGTTTTTCCTGTAGGTTCATAATTTAAGAATAAATAGCCTTACCTGTAGTTATAGCAGCATCTATAGCTGTAAAACTTTCTGATGTCCAAATAGAAGTCGTACCATCAGTCTTTGTATAAGCCTTGATAATTTCAAGATGTTCAGTATTTCTCTGAATCATTTCTTTCCATTCTGTTTCAGTATTAGAACTTGAAGGATTAGCAGTTTGATATGCAGCAAAGTTAGCATCTGCATTAATAACAGTTACGCTATCGCCAGCAGCAGAAAAGATTGCTGCGATTTCATCAGAAGTTAATTCTTCCATAATAAAAATTAGGTTACTTGTAGTTTACCCTGCTTCGAGGGCTGTGACTTTTGCGGATAACTCTTTTATAGCATTTACAAGTATTGGTACAAGTCGATCATAGTGCATACCATAATTTCCATCATTATTTTCATTAACAAGAAGCATATCGTTTTTATTATTTGCAAAACCATGTTCTTTTTCAATTTCTAATTCTTCTTGTGCTATAAATCCAAGATGTAATTTTTCTTCTTTCTTGCTTCCGTCTGGAGAACCATCTTTATAATTTGATCTCATGTCCCATCTATAAGTAATAGGACGTAATTTTTCAACCCAAGAAAGACCATGTTTAAAATCAGTTACATCAGTTTTATCTCTTAAATCAGAAGTTTGTATTAATGAAACTTTGCAAAATAAATTAGTTACACTATCATTTCCTAAACAAATTTGATTACTCCCTGTTGTAATTGATCCACTAGGAGAGCTTGATCTTCCAGAGTTTGTTCCTAAAATAAGATTATTAGTTCCTGTTGTTAAATCTAATCCAGCATTAATACCGACAGTTGTGTTGTCATTACCTGTCGTAAGATCTCTGGAAGCGTTCATTCCTATAGCGGTATTGTAATTTGCTGTTGTAATATTTTGACCGGCTCCATAACCAAAGGCGGTGTTTTCAACTCCTGTTGTAAGATCTGTTAATGCACGAGAACCAACGGCAGTATTGTCAGTTCCAGTTGTACAGGCATCGAAAGTAAGATTACCAATCGCTACATTTTCATCCCCAGTTGTAATTTCTTTTCCAGCATCATGACCCATAGCTGTATTTTCATTTGCTGTTGTAAGTCTTCTAAGTGCTTGCCTACCAAAAGCATTATTATTATGTCCTGTAGTGCAATCGCCTAATGCACTTGTTCCTAGAGCATTATTATCATTTCCAGTTGT